AATCTGATAAGACAGAAGAAGACCTATACCCTCGCTGGAACGGAAAGCATTTATATGCAGAACGACAAGCAATGGATGCCAGCACCTGGGCACTCATCTACCAACAGCAAGATATCTCAGACGACGCAATCTTTGATCCCGTCTGTGTTAAAGGTTCCATTGATGGTATGCGTAAGTCTGGTCGCCTTGTCGCTGGGCACCCAGGTCATCCTCGTGATCTTAGCGGCTTTAGTTTTGTATGTGGGCTGGACCCTGCAATGGTTGGTGACACTGCCGCTGTTTGCTATGCTATTGATCGTGTTACTCATAAGCGTTATGTTGTTGACGCGATAAAGATTACCAGACCTACTCCAGCACAGATTCGTCAGTTGATTACTGACTGGACAAATGTTTATACCCCCTCTGAGTGGATTGTAGAACGTAACGCATTTCAGTCTTTCCTTACTCAGGATGAAGGCATTAGGCAGTTCCTTGCTTCTAAAGGAACCCTACTGCGAGAACACCATACTGGTAATAACAAGTGGGACTCAGGCTTTGGTGTTGCTTCTATGTCTACTTTGTTTGGTACCAAGCAGCAAGACAACAAGCATCATAGAGATAACCTGATTCATCTACCAAATGATCAAACCGAAAATATCAAGTCTTTGATTGAGCAACTTATTACCTGGTCACCTTCTACTAAAGGTAAGACCGATATGGTGATGGCTCTATGGTTCTGTGAGATTAGAGCACGTGAAATGCTTAATCAGGGAATCCACGCAACGCATCATTTGAAAAATCCGTTTTTAACACGTTATGAAAAAAGCAAGAGAATGGTCATCAACATTGATGAACTACTTGCTGAGCAAGACCGACAGTTCATCTAGGAGAATAAGTGCTTACAACCAAAGAGGTTATCGCTAAGGTAGCACGGCTGCAGACTAAATATGCAGCACGCGACCAGCGTATGCGTGATGTGCTATCAGTACGTCAAGGAGATATCAGCAAGGTCTATCCTGCTATGTTCTCTGAGGAGTACCCAAAGCCTCTGGTTGCTAACTTTGTAGATGTAGCCGCTCGTGACCTCGCAGAGGTTATGGCACCACTACCATCCTTTAACTGCGCTGCTACCAATATGGTTTCAGATAGCGCTCGTAAGGCTGCTGATACTAGAACTCGTATAGCCAACTACTTTGTATCAGGCTCTGAACTCCAAATTCAGATGTATCAAGGTGCTGACTGGTTTAATACCTATGGAATGCTACCAGCAATGGTAGAGATGGATTACGAGACTAATAATCCACGCATCCGCTTGCTAAATCCTTTTGGAGTATATCCAGAGATGGACCGCTTTGGTCGCTGTATCTCAATTACTCAAGTAATGAATACTGATGCAGAGACTCTAGCAATGCAATATCCAGAGTTCTACAATCAAATCATTACTAACAAGAGTTATATTAGTAGTTCTCCTTACATCACAATGATTCGCTACCACGATAAGGACCAAGATTTAATCTATGTTCCAGATCGTAACAACTTAATTTTATCTAACTTACCTAATGCCATTGGTAAATGCTTAGCCCGCGTTGCAATGCGTTCATCTTTAGACGGAGAAGCACGCGGTCAGTTTGATGATGTATTAGCAGTACAACTTGCTAGAGCACGCTTTGCAGTATTGCAGATTCAAGCAGCAGAGAAATCTATCCAGGCGCCTATTGCTATCCCCCAGGATGTCCAAGAACTTGCACTTGGTCCTGACGCTATTATGCGTTCTGCTAATCCGCAAGGTATTCGCCGTGTCCCACTAGAACTTCCACCTGGAGTCTTTACAGAGTCCAGCGTTCTAGAGCGAGAACTACGTCTAGGTTCTCGTTATCCAGAAGTTCGTAGCGGTAACGTTGATGCTTCAATCATTACAGGTCGCGGAGTTCAAGCGCTACAGGCTGGCTTTGATACTCAGGTACGTGCAGCGCAAGCACAGTTTGCAAGACTATTCACAGAACTTGTATCTCTCTGCTTTGAGGTAGATGAGAAAATCTTTGGTTCTATGACTAAGGAAATCAAGGGAGTAGATGACGGTACACCGTTTAATATGAAGTATGTGCCATCTCGTCAGATTGCTGGCGAGTATGGTGTAGATGTTCGTTACGGCATTATGTCTGGTATGAATCCAAACAATGCCATCATCGCCTTACTACAGATGCGAAGCGACAAACTTGTATCAAGAGATTATGTACGCAGAGAAATTCCTATGGAGTTAAATGTCACTCAAGAAGAGCAGCGTGTGGATATTGAAGAGATGCGCGATTCTTTGCGCGTTGCTGTTGCTCAGTATGCTCAAGCCATTCCAGCACTTGCTTCCCAAGGTCAAGATCCTTCTCAGATTGTTTCTAGAATCGCAGAGGTTATTAAGGGTCGCCAAAAAGGTAAACAACTTGAGACGATAGTTGAAGAAGTATTTGCCCCAGAACCACAACCAGAAGTGCCAATGGGCGCAGAAGTTCCAGCAGCAGGTATGGCCCCCGTTCCTGCCTCGCAGCCAACTCCAGAACAAATGGGTGCGGCCCCTGCTGCTGGCTCTCGTCCAGATATAGCGTCATTACTCGCATCTATTGCAGGGTAAGGGAGGTGTGAAATGAAAAAAGGTGGTCGTGCAAAGGCTCCAATGGCTAAGCCAACTGAAGGCAAGAAAGATATGAAGAAGCCTAAAGGCGGTAAAGTGGCATTTGGATATGCTGGCAAAGCCCGTAAAGGCAAGAAGGCTTAGTGTTACTAGAGAGGATAGAGCGTGGACGAAGATAAAGATTACGTACCACGCTCTGTCACTCTTGCAGATTTCTTAGTAGTTGTATCAGGTTTCTTTGTAAATATAGTCCGAGCCGTAGAGATGCTCGCATCAGAACTTTTAGATTTAGCAGTGTATAACGCAAATAGAACAACGAAGGTTTCCAAAGTGTGGGAACAATTTACATCAGATTTAGAGAAGATGGAGGATCCAAATGGCTAAGCAACCAATGAACCCGTTGGCTGGAGCCGCAGGTCCTGGACCATACTCCACACGTACAGACGATTTAAGATTTCAGTCAGACACTTATGGTGCAGGAACAGAGAACGCTGCGATCAAAGGCGCAGTTCCATTATCTCAATCTCCAGAATTTAGAGGAGAAGCACCATCAACATTTCGTCGTAATGTAGAACGTAATGCTCGTTTGTTTGATGATAGTGCATATCCAGAACAAGATATTATGGCAGGCGTTGATCGTGGCCCTGATGTCGGGTCTAGCGCTCTTGGTATGAATCAAATTAAAGAATCTGACAATGAAGTTTTAGCAAAGTATTTACCTGCTATGGACGCTATGGCTGCTGCCCCAGATACTCCAGAATCATTCCGTATCTTCGTTCGTAGCATACAAGCGAACATATTCCCTGCCTAATGAATCAATTCGTCAAGGATGTCACCGCATTTGTAGACGCTCTGGGTTATGACCAGCCAGCGATTATTATTTCGCTTGCCAAGATTCCTTGGGAGTCCGAAGCAGACCGCGATCAGTTTATTGGTTTTCTAACACAAGAGGTGCCAAGTGGCTGAAGAAAAGAAAATCAATTACTGGCAATCTATAAAAAAAGAAATTGGTAAGGTAATAGGTAGCGCCGCTGGCGCACTTCCTAAGGCTGCTCTTAATCTTGCTGGAGGAATGACACAAGCACGTGTTGCACCTATAACACCAGGCGTTGTGCCAGATTTTGCCGCTAGTGAAAAGGCTTTAGCAGATAGAGTAACACAAGATTTTGGTCAAAGATATGTCAATACTTTACTAAAGCCAGCAGAAGTTGTACGTGCTGACGTTGTATTTAATCTTGCAGCAGAAGAAATTGACGAACTGTACACAAAAGTACGTCCTATTGTTACACGCCCAATTTCTACAGCACTCCTTGCAGAAGCAGATAATATCTCAGGCGAAGGATTTAACTTCATTGAGAACTGGAAACTTGCTAAGAATGTATCTCCAGGTCAAGCACTTGGTGGGTTAATTGGAACTGCTGGAGAAGTATCAGGTATAACTCCAGAACTAGAAGAACGCGGCGTTCCACTTCCAACATTCTTAGATCCAACTTTTAACATTGCAGACCCAGACCAACGTAAGCAGGCTTTCCAGGATGAAATTTTTGGTAAGTTTCTTTCTGGTGGAGCAGATGGATTACTGTCTTGGTACACAGATCCATTAGTTCTTGCAGGTAAAGGATTGGCTGTAGGTAGAACCCTTGGCTTAGATCAACCAATTAGAACTGTAGATGACATTGTACGTCTACGTTCTGAACTAGATGCACACAGTTCCTGGTTAAAATCAGGTGGAACAATCGGTCGTGAAACCCCAATGGGTGTTATCGCACAGCGCCTTACCGAAGGTGATGCAGTAAAAAACTTTGATGATGTATTCGTTAGAAG